TTTACGCTTTGGTCATGTCGTATTTAAGGTTGAAGGCATTAGTAGAGTATGCCTCGCTCAACTTACTCGTAGTAAGCATCTTGATTATCTTGTACGATCTAGTCGCTATTGCGATGAATCTGATTCGGAATTTATAAGACCGCCGGGGTTTGATAAATTAAATAGTGATGCGAAAGACTCTATTATTTTGTTTGAACAAGAAGCCAGAGAGCTGTACAACGAATTGCGCGGTTCCGGAATGTCTAAACAAGATGCTCGGTTCTGGTTACCCCAAGCACAAGCAACTGAACTATATGTAGCTGGTAACTACCAAGCATGGAAAGACTTTATCGCACTTAGAAATACCAAACATGCACAGAAAGAAGTGCGTGATGTAGCAGCAGAGATTGAAAGACAATTGCAAGAGATTGCGCCAATTATTTTTGGTGAACCCAATGCCTCTATCTTATGAAGCACGACTACTGCTTAGGAAGATGTTAAAGCCTAAGCTGATTAAGATTTGTGCTTATTGCGGTGAAACACTAGAAACTTCTTACCCCAATAAAATTTATCATACAATATGCGCAAGACGATTGAATGTAGAACGATCAATGAGTTATAAAACCAATCTCTCCGAGTGAAACCTTATAGCCCCATTACTGGGGCTTTTTTTAAATTAAATTTACTTTGCTTTTTGACGGTCTGCTTCAATATCGGCTTCAATATCTGGCCCTTTAATTGTTGGGAATGATTTAATATCCATTGAAATGTTTTTATTATCGTTGTTTAATGCTGGCGCTGGATAAATTGATGTCATTGCTCCACCTATAGCACCAGCTTCAGCAGCTTTTAATCGTTGTGCCGTTGGTTCTGCTTTGGCAGCGTAATCTTCAAGCATTTTTACTGCAGCAGCCACTTTGTGTGGGTCTTTTTCCATCAATAAATCAGCCATTTTTGACGCGGTTTTTTCGGTCATTTCTGTATTGCGTATAGCTTTCATAGCTAAATTGCTGAGTGAAGATCCAAATCCACCACTGATCGCATTTGCAATAAATTCACCAGTACCTGGATTTTGTTCAAATTCATCGCGCATCTGTATTCGTTTGCCCGTTTGTGATCCGCCCAATATCTTATTTGCTTGATTAAAAAGTTGAGATTCTCTTTCAAGAGAATTTTTAAACAATTTAAATTGAGCATCACTGTCAAATAAAGGTTGAAGTTTTTGTTGGGTTTCAGGCGACCCAATAATTCGTTGCGCTGCGTTAAAATTATTAGAAGGATCCATAATCCTTGAGTATAAATGACGAGTAACACCAGTGCGGAAAGCGTCTTTTTCGGCTTGGCTCATAGAATTAATTGCGTTTGCTACCTGCTCATGATCCATTTTATTAAAATCATTCATTCCTGAGCGCATTGCATCTAAAACCTCCATATCACCAGCATATTGGCTTCTGGCAAATTTATAATCTGGTGCATTTTCATCAATTGCATTAACAAATTCTTTTCTTAAATTTCTTAGCGCTGATGCTTCAGTTTTTGATAATCCATTGCCGTTGAACCCAGACTCAATGGATGCATCTATGCCGCGCTTTATATAATCAAGTGTCCGAACATCAGGGATTTCAGACGTTTCTATGGATATGGGCATTCCATTTTCATCCATTACGAATTTGTAAATATCTTTCAGTTTGTATTTTTCAGGGTCTTTTCCTTGCAATTTTGCCGTCAACGCTTCAGTGTTTGCAATGTCTCTGGCTTTGTCATAAAAATTTTTAAATGCTGGATGTTTTAACACTTGATTGATTCTAGGATCATCAATATCACCCTGCTCATACGCTTGGTCATATAGTGTTTTAGCTTTATTTCTTAATTCATCAACCATTTTTTGCTCATCAGCATAGTAGTCACCAGGGCTTAAGCCTTCAGATACTTGTTGATATGTTCGTTCTCTTGCACCAAGTTTTTGACGAGTCAAAGCATCTTCAATTTTTCTAGCGCCAGCACCAGTACGTTGTGCAACTGTTTCTGCCAAATCAGCCAGTCCTTGATCTGCATTAGCCAACACAGATGGAACATTCATAGAGCGGTCAACGGCCATTTTAATATCAAGATATTTAGGTAATAATCCGCTTTGATCTAGTGATTTATTTAATTTTTCAGCAATGCGCCTATTAATAAATTCATCACTAGGATTTATGCGCTCTTGTAAATAATCGCCAATGCCGCCAGCGCCACGAATAGCCGCTGGAATCACCGCACCTAAGCCACCGCCTAAAACAGCACCGGATGCGCCACCCGCAATTCTATCTCCTGATTCAGCAGATCCAGCTCCCGAAACAGCACCTGTTGTTGCACCAGTTACAGCACCCCTGATATATGGATTTTCGGCAAGCTTTGCCAAAGCACTAACCGTTCTTGTAGTAGTGGCTGGTGCAACTGTTTGTCCGCCTGGTAATAAATAAGATGCCACCAAAGGAGCCGCACCGCCGACAAATTCTGAAGCTGGCGAAATGATTGGATATTTTTCTGCAAATTGCCCTTGTTCTTGGTGGATTTGTTTTAAAGCATCCTCATATGATTCCTTGCCAAGTTTTGAACGCAGCCACGCTTCAGCCTCATCACCCCACCCCATGCCTAAGCCTTGTTCAAGGCCCGCTCTGGAAACACCTTTTAAAAAGTCTGCCATGTTTTATTCTCCAATCTCAGGTGTTGCAACAGTGCTACGATACAAGCCCTGATTAATTTGATTTAATCTATTCTCGTGAACTTGTTTTTTAGCTTTTAAGGCTTGGTAAGCGTGTTTAATGATTTCTGCACGTTCTTCTTTGGATTTTGCGTTAATACCTTGTAAACTCAAAAGAATACTTCGTTCAGCATCACTAGGGCTACCACCGAAAGTGGGCTTTAGTTTTTCAAGCGCTTGTTCACCCAGTAAATTTTCTTGCAGTCTTGTATTTATAACTTTTGGATCTTTTGAACCAACCAGTTCTAATGCTGTACGTTGCGCTGTGTCCATCGCCGATACATCAAACGTGTTTGGATTCAGTTTATAAGCTTGTTGTAAATCAGCCAAAGCTTGATCAGCACTTGAAATCAACCCTTCAGTTTCTTCTTTCATTTTGAGTTCTTGAGGTGTTAACTTGGCCCGTTCTGCTTGTTGTGCTTGAAACTTTGCTTGGTTTAACTGTTGTGTGGTTAACGCATTTTGTAAATTCGCTTGACTGGTGGCTAAGCTACCTAATGAAGATGTGATTTGCGCTTCTTTGGCTTGATTCATCAAGTCGCCAATTTTAGAAACACGAGCGGTATATTCGGGTGTGCCGGGTGTTAATCCTTCATCTAGCGCTTGTTTGCCAGCGGCAGACTGCGGCTTGCCAGAAGTCATATATTCTTTATACAAATCATTTAAGCTTTTAACTTCGTCAGCAGCGGCTTGAGATTTCATTTTTTGTGCTTGCAATGCTAGTTCAAGTTTATTAGCGGCTTCTTTTCTCGCGCCTTGTTGGTATTCACCTAAAGCTTGCGCGGCATTAGACATAGTTTCACCTAGTCCGCCTGTTTTAGTCGGTGCGCCTAAAGCGGCAGCCAGCCTAAAATACATTTCAGCTTTCGATTCAGGCGATTCACCAGACTGGACGTGCTTTTGCAACATATCATTAAACGCTTGTTGTTCGGCACGAGCGTTGTTTCTAGCTTCGTTAATTTGCTGTAGGTAGTATTTTTGGTCTAATGCCTGTAGATCTTGATTTTCCACTTTGCCTCCTTCGGCATATTTATGTACTGAGCCGCCTTTAGCCCACCACTGCCATAGATCTGAAATTCCCCAATCACCACCCCAATCCCAATCCCATGATGATACCAATTCACCGTTTTGGTGATTATAATTTACATTATTGTTTGTTGGAGTATCTCCACCAAACCACCCGCTTATAGTGTCACCAATACCGCCCAATGTACCAGTGACTTTATCAACAACACCGCTTAAAGTGTCACCAACATCACCTAAAAAAGATCCGCCAGTTCCACCGCCTGAAACAGTTGGCCCTGTTACATTGCCGCTAGTATCAATCGGCGTTAAATTAAAATTGTCAGTTCTTTCTAAAGGATATGTTTTTAAAGTACCGCTAAAATCACCACCAACAATGTTTTGAATACGGTAAGCATCAAGAGGGCCAACGCCGCCTGTTAAAGCTGATGCGCCTAAAACACCTGCTATTTTAGCGCCAGCATCAAGATAAGGTGCTTCATTTTTAAGCACTTGTTTATTCATATTGATGTCATATAATGCTTGATTATATGTCTCATCCCCAAACATTGATCTAAGGCCAGCCTCAATATTATCAGCTAAGTCAAGTGGGATAGCACCATCAGCGGCAGAGCGTAATATTCCAGAAACATAATTGACTTCTGGCGCTCTTGGCGCTTCTTGCAAGTTAATTGTTTTAATTACAGCAGGATCACTTAAAGTATTAAAACCTAATGTATCTTTGATTGTTTCTGGATTTTTTGCTATATCATTTAAAGCGCCATTAGATTTTGGTAATACAGCATCTACTGTCACATTCGAAGGCAAACCCTTAGCATAATCGTTAAGATTTTTACCGTATGTGTCCATGTAATATTTATCTATATCTGCCTGTTGTGCGGCAGTAAATCTTTTGTATCGGTTAGACAGTTCCTCTGACGTTAATGAAGGGATAGTTTCCATTGTGTCAGGATTAATCAAATCACCAACGGTAACTTGATATTTATCATTGTTTTGACCGCCGCCCGAAACATTTGATCCAGAACTACTGCTTAACACACTATTTAAATAGCTTTGCAAAGCGCTTGGATCTGACCAATTTAAAGCAGTAGAACCGCCGCTAGTTGCTTGGCTTGGTGTTAATAAACTTACTGCTATTTCATTTGCTTTAGAATCTGAAATCGGTTGATTATTAGCTGATGCGGAGTTTTTAACAGCATTGATTGCCGCTTGTTTTCCCGCTTGTTGCATATAGGTAGCAACATCTTCTAGTTTATAACCTGTTGCCGCTGCGATTTGGTCATTAGTAACATTATATTGTTTAGCCGCATTGTAAATAGAAACAGGATCATTAATATTTTTATCAACAAAATCTTTAATATTTTTATTTGCTGCCTCTTGCGCGGCCTTAGCATCAATATTTGCTTTAGCAGATGTATCAGTTGCAGGAGCCTCAGCATATTTATTTAATAAATCATCAATTGTTGTATTTGTAGCATTATTTGGTTGTTGATTTTTAGCTTCTTCTGCTTTTAACTGAGCCTGTCTTTGTGCTTCAGCTTGTTTTTGAGCTTCAGCTTGTCTTTGTGCCTCGGCTTTAGCTTGATCTTCAGCTAATTGGGCTTGTTTAACACGTTCCGCTTCTTGATAAGCTTTAGCATCTGCTTCAGCTTGACGCTGAATTTCAGCCTGCTTATCCGCCTCGGCTTGTTTTTGCGCGGCAATTTCAGCTTGGCGTTGTGCTTCTGCTTGTGATTCAGCCAATATCTGCGCTTTTCTTGCTTCTTCGGCTTGACGTTCAGCTTCAGCTTTTGCTTGCGCCGCTGTTTGGGCTTGTCTTTGCGCTTCGGCTTGAGCTTGTCTTTGTGCTTCTGCTTCAGCTGCTAACTGAGCTTGTTTTTGAGCTTCAGCTTGTTTTTGTGCTTGAGCTTGTTTTTGAGCCTCTGCTTCAGCTGTTAACTGAGCTTGTCTTTGAGCTTCAGCTTGAGCTTGTTTTTGAGCCTCGGCTTGTTTTTGAGCCTCTGCTTCAGCTGCTAATTGAGCCTGTCTTTGTGCCTCAGCTTGAGCTTGTTTTTGAACTTCAGCTTGTTTTTGGGCCTCGGCTTCTGCTTTTTGTTTTAAATATAAATCAAAATAATTACTAACTTCTGAAGGATTAGTGCCTGTTATGCTTGCAATTTGTTGACTTGTTAAATTATTGCTTTGAGCATAGTTGTAAATTGATGCTGGATCATTTGTATGTGAATCAATAAAATTTTTTATTTGAGCTGCTGTTTGGCCTGATGTTCCATAAGTTTGCTCTTTAGATTCATTAACGCCAGTGGTTCCTGTGCCTGTACCTGTGCCTGTACCAGTTCCTGTGCCTGTACCTGTGCCTGTACCTGTACCTGTGCCAGTTCCTGTGCCAGTTCCTGTGCCTGTACCTGTGCCTGTACCTGTGCCTGTTCCTGTGCCTGTACCTGTGCCTGTACCTGTACCTGTGCCAGTTCCTGTGCCTGTACCTGTTCCTGGGTCGCCAGTATTTATAGGAGGAACAACAACTGGAGGATTGTTTGTCCCACCAGAACCGTTACCGTTGTTATTGGGGATTGTTCCACCAGCATTACCATAAGCACCGTATTGAGGCCCGTTTAATACATTGCCCCAATAATTATGGGTTGCATTGTAAATATCTTGACCACTAACACCATAACGTTGTGCCATAGTGTTGATTTCAGACGTATAAGCGTTAGGGTTTTGTTTTGCCCAATTAGAAATATCAGAATAAAACTGCTGCACACCAGTTGGTTGAGCAGCTTGTAAACCAGTTGATTTAGGCTCATAACCTGTTTGGTATTGCTCTTGTAAATATTGAGGCACGTTTAATGTGCGAGCCTTATATTCGTTTGCGTAATTGTTATAAGCTTGCTGGTTGGCGTTATAAGTAGCCAGATTAGCGTTATATTGGTCAATTGCGGCTTTGTCAGCGTTTGCCGCTGGAGCAACAGGCGAATTTGGGTTTAACGCCATTGAAGGTGTGCCAACGCCATATTGGAGCATTAATCTTTCTAATTCGTTACCCATTTGTTTTTCCTTACTTAGCTGTTAAGCCTTTGTACAAAGAGAATCCACTAGCCAATTGTGATAAAGGCGATGCTGAATAACTTGCGCCAGTTGTGCCACCAGTTTGTGATGTCGATGATGCAACGTTTGGAGCCATACCGCGCACTTGAGTAGACAGCCAATCCAGTTGATTTTTAGGATAATTAAGTTGATCCATATATTGCTGCTGGGCCGCTGCAAGTTGTGCTTGTTGTTGTGCTTGTTGCGCTTGGCCGGCCGTTTCAAGTGCTGCCGCATCAGACATATTCAAACCTTGCGCTGTTTTAGCTAAATCAGCAACATTAGTTAAAGCACCAATTTGACGCTGATAATCAGCCGCTTGTGCAGCTTGCACATCTTGAGCCGAGTTTAAACCAAATTGCTGTTGAGCTTGTCCAGCAGAAGTTTGAGTATTGCCCAGATTAGCCAAGTTTTGCATTTGTGTGCTAGTTAAACCACCAGCAGTTGAAGCCAAATTGCCGTATTGTTGAGCGCCTGATAACACTCGTGACAAATCAGCACCGGAAATGCTACCCACCGTGCCAGCTAATCCCGCTTGTCGTGCTAAATCAGCTTGAGAAGCGGCTAAAGCACCTTGATACCCTGTGTTTGCCATATTTGCTTGTTGCGCCAAAATAGCTTCTTGAGTGTCTCGCAAAGCTCTTGAACCAAACTCGCCCATTCTTGACCCGCCAAATTGACCCGCTTTAATAAACGCATCGGACACTTGCGGCAAAAGCTTTTCACTTAGATTTCTAGCACCTTGGTCAGCCAAAACATCCATAGCATTTTGCTGATATGGATTCATGTATTGATTGATATTTTGCGTAGACGATTGTGAAGCCGCTTGCAAATAAGGTTGTGCTGCATTTAAAGCTTTATCCGACAAAGCTTGTGCGGTGGTATTAGCCGATTGATTAATATAAGGCTGTGACGCATTTACAGCATTTAACTGTCCAGCTTGGTTAAAATAGTTTTGTCCGGCGTTTAAGTTTGTACCAACTAAATCTTGACGCAAATAAGGTGTTTGCGCTGCTTGCAAACCAGTAGCAGTGTCTTTAGTAGTGAAATTTTTCATTCCACTGGTTGCGTAATTAAAATCAGGCTGCCATGCACCTTGAGCGCCCTGAATTTGCGAGTAGGCTTGTTTTTGTAATGGTGATAATTCCGCTACTGTTGGCAATCCATAAGCTTGATAAGGCGTATTGGCAACATTAGTCGCTAATTGGATTTGATTGTAAATAGCATCCTGCATCCATTTTGGAGTTTCGGTGCTAGTTGTTGAATAAGACGTTGCAGTCTGTGGTGTGCCTTCAAATAAGCTACCCATTTTTATGCTCCTTTAAGATATGAAAGCGGTGATTTAGCATTAGGGCTAAACTTACCTTTGGCTAACGCCTTACCTTTTTGTTTGCGAATTTCTGAACGCATATTGTTTAACTTTTGTGCGCCAGCTTTGTTTGATCCATCACCTAGCAATGATACGGTTTCAGCATCAATAACATACTCACCATCAGATAATCTAGCAGGAATAGTATCATCGCGACCTGTTCCAGAACCTTGCGCTAAATAAGCAATGTTATTTAATGCGCCACCACGGGCTTTGGCGACCACTGGTTGATTGTATTGACCAGCAGCTACATCGTTCCAGTGTCTGGCCATATATTGACTGACGGTCATGTTGTTTCTGGCTGCATCCGCTTGAATTTTGTTCCAGTCAAAAGAAACAGATGGACGATTATAATATTCTTGCTGCGATGGTGACATTGTTGAAACGCCAGTAGCACCTGCTGTTGGTTGATCTGAGCCTCCCATCATTTGGGTAGCAGCTAAACCTAAGCCACCCATCATCAAAGCGTTTTTCCAGTCAAAACCATTTTGAGTTTGTGCTGACGGAATTGAAACTGGTTGTGCTGGTGCAGTTGTTGCAGGTTGATTAGAGCCAAACCCGACATTATTCATTTTGTCTTGAAAATCTTGTGAATTTGCATTAGCTGTTTTAGCGTTGTTAACAGCAGCATCAGCTGGGCTATACATTAGCCCTGTGGCTAAACCAGATAAACCACCGCCTATAATAGCTTGTTCTGGGTTGTAACCCGCAGTGAGCATATTACCTAATGATGTTGCACCTGATGATATGCCTGCGTTCAATCTTCCTGGGCCGCTTGATAACTTACCCGCGATGTCCTGAGCATTACCAGCCAAAGCACCGCCAATAGCGCCTGTAGCAGCACCAGTTAGCAAATCTTTACCTTGTAATTTGCTTCCCAATGCACCAACCAAGCCGCTACCTAAAATATTTTGAGTAGAAGCACTGAAATCTTGACCCAATGCGCTGTTGATACCACTGCCTAACATTGGCGCAAGGCCGCCCGACAAACCGCCTAATAATCCACCTTGTAATGCACTACCGCCAGTTAAAGCTGATGTTCCAGCGCCTAATGCCGCCCCGCCTATAACAGAACCCAATGCATTTACGCCGCCAGGGATCGCAGCAGATAAGCCAGCAGGTAAAATATCACCAAGAACGCCGCCAAGCGCCGAACCAATGCCTGGCAAAATAGCACTGCTAACGATAGGAATCGCCGCGCTAAAAATGTCTTTCCAACCAAATTTAAACTCAGGCAATCCAGTATTAGGATTGATTGCACCAGAGCCACCAGCTTTACGCAACATAGCAGCTTCACGAGGGTTAATGTGCGCCAGTATACTGTCGCCACCACGGCCTTTAGCTTGCAACTGACGTGCAGAACGGGCTAAACCACCTCTAGCGTAACCTTGCTCAGTCAATTTGTCGTGCAACCCGTAGAACGCTACCAGTAACGCTAAAATTAATTGTGAATTGAATTGCTCAGGTAAGTGATTTTCATCGAGATCACCATCATCAATGGCTTGTTGGCGCACCTTCGCGTATTCATCTGGATTATCCATAACGTACTCAAGCATTCGGATAATGCCGTCCAAATCTTCAGGCATAATCGGCTTACTAGCTAATTCAGATTCAATAGCTTGTACTCCTTGTTGAACCTTTGGATTGTTTTTAGCTAATTCAATTAGTACACGTTTGTCCATCTGGCAGCCTCTATTGTATTACTTGGCAGAATCGCTCTGCCCACTCACGCCAATCATTAAAATGATATGGCACTGGAAAATTTTCTTTTAATGTTGCATTGTTGATAAATTGCATGGCCCAATTTTGCCAATTGGCCTCATCATCTAATCGTCTAAATGCACCAAACGGATCTAAATCAAGAACCAATTGATCCGCCCAATCACTAAGCGACATATAAGAAGGTAACGTAACTTGTGGCGTTGTCATCCAAGCACCGTTTTGTCACCCGATTCAATGTGAGCGATAATTTGTCCCATTTGGTAATCACCATTGATTGCATTGGATTCAAATTTCACACGTAACTCACGGCGTTGCTCTTTAAGCATTACCACCTGTTGATAAGGTTGATCCGCTATATCTGGAAATGTAAAAGTAGTCCCATAAACTTCTGGTGATCTAGCGTTGGCGCGTCCAGTAACCTGGCAAGTCATATCACCTGATTGAACAAAATCAGGCTCAATCATGGAAATGCGAATATATTCAGATTTACCTTGGGCCATAGATGACAAATCGCCTGTTTCAAAATAACTTTGAATTGGCAAAACATTGTTTTCATAAATCTGATTTACACCTTTTTCGTGAATCCAAACATGATAATCATTATTTACAGGGTCTAATCCCGCTAAAATTGGTGCGGCAAATAAATTGCTATAGGTTGCTGCCGTACGACCGGCATTAGGTAACTCAGTGTCATACCAAGTTTGTTCGCGCACATTATAAATAATGGCGTGTGTACATTCCGTAGCGTCCCCGCGCGGATAGCACCACCAGATTTCTCCAAACTTTGGTACTTTAAATCCAAATACTTTTTGTCGTTGCTTTTGGTTAATACCGTCAAAAAAGTAATTAAAGTTCATGTTGTTTGGCACTTCGCGCACAACACCATTAAACATTAAGAAACGATCAACGCCTACCCAGAAAAACACACCGTCATAATCAACTACGGAATCTGGGGAAATAATGGATGTTTCAGTTGCTATGGTGTCAAACTGAAATACCGTATCGCCGCCAGTAAAAGTCGCACGAATTACTGCGTCATATGCCCAAAAAATGCCAGCAGGCGCAGTGCCTGAACCAGCTCTTAGTGGCATACCTTTAATAATTTTAGTACCCCAAACGCGCGCTGTGCCTGATCCTGCACTTGATAAATCAGTAAAATTACCCGCAACAGACCATCCTATGATGCCGTTTGCGCCGTAATAAAACATATACGGATGCAAAGAAACAATGCCGCCAGCCGCATTAGCACCAGCAGGCAAAGTAATTTCTGTCAAAGCCGCTGTGCCAAACGCATCACCATAGAATATTTGACCATCTAAATCATTGGTGGTGTAAGAGTTGTTAGGCGCACAATGCGCTAATAACGAGTTTGCGCTTGTAGATGAATCATATTGATAATCAAATATCCATTTGTTGTAATCATTGGCAACTAAAGTTGACGGCGTACGATCATCTATGATTGAACTGTTATAATTAATATCAATCGTAAAACGAGACAAAGTAGCAGAAGATCCAGAATGAACATAAACATAACCGCCTTGGTTTATGTTGGTTAAGCCATGACTTATTTCAGGCAAGTATTTTGTAGTAGAGCGAAAGCCGCCTATTTTGCGCGGCAGACCACGCTGCCACCTGACCCACTTACCATCAACATAAGCATTCCCTTCAAACTTTGTACCATCACGTTTAATGCCTGGGTCTGACTTAAGTACGATAGTTGTGTCTGCCATTAGTAGCTACCACCATCAACATTACCAGCTTGTGCAGCGCCAAGCGCCGCCCATGCAGCAGCTTGATCTGAAGCCGTAAATATTGCATCCCCCACAGCAGTTGCACCCAAATTAATACGTGCCGCAGATGCTGTTGTAGCGCCTGTGCCGCCTTGATTAACTGCAATTGGAAAAGAAATTGTAGAAGTGTCAGCATCAACAACATCGACACCATCACAGTAATAAATGCCGCGCGCATTTTGAGCAACAGTTACGGCCGCCCCTGATAATGTGCCTACTGTTAGCGTAAATGCACCTGTTGTACTGTTTGTTACCCAATATTGTTGAACAGTTTCTGGAACAACTATTAAGCGATCACCCGTTAATACACCCGTGAAGTTATACGCTATGCGATTAAGTTCTGTGCCAGTTAACACATAATTACCCGTTCCAGCTACATTAATGACCGTGTAATCAAATGCAAATGTAGCGGATTGACCAAAACCAATGGTGTAGAAATCTGTGCCATCGGATGCAATAATGGCAGATTCGTTTGGCTGAAAACTTAACGTTAAAGCACCGTCAATAGTGTTGATGCCTGATGGCGTAGCCACGATTGCGCCTTCGCCTGAGTTTCGTAGATAAACAAACCAATTGTTTCCAACTGTTTGTGCGGATGGCAAAGTAAACACACCGCCTGCACCCGTCCAGTTAAACATTCTGGCTCTATCAGTAATGCCTGCTGTGTAGTCCGAGTTAAACGTTGTGACAGGCACAGATTGTGATAACAAAGCACCAACCGCAACAATACCTGTTCCAGCCAAAGCTGAAGCATTAGCTTGTGATATTGTTGATCCGTATTGTAATGACTGCCAAACACCCGCAGCATTTGAATTGTTAGTTAAATAAACTTGCCAAAGTTCTCCAGCCGCAATGGTCACAATTTGAACATCATCAGCGTCAGATACCGTTACGGTATAAGATCCTTGATTATTGAATAGAATTGTTTCGCCAGTTCCAGCTTTATCAGCATCAGGTAAAATTATCTTAAGTCCGGCACTTTCTGCCACAACGTCCATGATCTTTGTTGCAAGATCCGAACTTGCCGATGTTTCTTCGGGCCAACTTAAAACAACATTAGTTGATAATGTAAGCGCGCTGTAGCTAATTTCGCTTGGATATATGTTTGCGCCACCGAAGACGCTAGTGTAAACCGTCATGCTTCACTCCGAGTCGCAGTGCGATCCAAAATACGTTTTAAATCTTCGCCATTAACAGCTTGGGCAGCACGGTCATATAATGTTTGCCAAGTCTGGATGCGCTCATCAGTTTTAAGATAAGGCGTAGCTTCAAGCAAAGTCGCATAAAGCAGCAAATCTGGTACATATTCCGTCAGCCAATTTGTTTGAAAGTCTGGGCCTAAAAACCGTGGTTGCTCGTAATATAAAATCTCAAGCGTTTGTGCTGTAGCAGGAGTTGGCGCAATAAGCCAGTGCTGGTAATCATAATCAGCATAAAATTGTGGCTCACCCGTTTGAGCAGGATCCGGCCAGTAATTGCGAAGGTATTCATAAACTCTTGAGAAAAGCGGTTTCCCATCGGCAAACATGGATACAGTGTCGCGCCATCTGTCCGGTTTCATATAAACGGAAACGCCAGCAATCAAAGGCGTGGTAACAGCAACGATAAAGCCTTCGATTTTTAATTCTCGGGCAATTCTTCGTTCTGCTAATGTGATAAGACGAGGCAACTGCTCATAGACCAATGGATCACTTTCAGATGTGAACCCACGTTCTAAATAGCGCCTTACGTCCTCTAATAATGTCGTGTATGTTGTAGTGTTGCTCATCAAATACCCCAAATAGTAGTATAAGGAGCTGATTCAGCGCCACCGTTACTAATTATAACCGATTGTTTGAATTAGATGTTTTTACTTGTCAACTTTATTTTCAAGCTTGTTGAAAATTTTATCTAGCATGTTTTTTACATCATCTATGTCGCGATGATAGTCATCTTTAGCAACATACATCACTGGCAGATTTCTAACATCCTTATCTAAGCGATCAATGGCTTTTGTAATATTGTTTAAAATCCAGCTGCCGAAAAAAGCCGCAACCCCGATGATAATATTAAATACGTTTTGATCCATGTTATGCCTTTAGGAATAATTGGCGTTCAGCTTGTCTGCGTCTAGTCAATCCATCAATTACTTTTCCACCCGCTTTGTTCCAGCGCAAAAACTGTTCTGCAATATCAGATTTTTCATCACCAGCATTGATCATCTTAACTAGTGTGGATGATGCAAAATTGCCACCACCAATGTTATAACAAAGGCTGACGCAAGCATCGAATTCATGCTGACCAATATCAACAGTAACTGCTTTTTCTACTGCTTGTTCGTATTTGACCAACGTTTTAGCAAACAAATCTAAGGCTTTTTCTTCTGAAATCGGCGGATCGCTTAATTTTACTTTAAAACCGTTTTCATACAT